AATACAGGTAAGATATGTGGTATTGGATTATATTTAAAATATAAAAGTGTAATGAATAAAATTTATATGACTTCTAATTTATAATATTTATATATAATATATATGAAATCTACTAATAAGAATATATTTATGGCTGTATTATCAGGTACTGGGGGATTTCTTGCTGCATATATAATATTGGGATTATTTGTAACAATTTTTTTTGGGAGTGGTTATTATTTGATAAAGAAACATAATAAGAAGAATACTAAATTATTGAAAGAAATTCAACCTATGCAATATTTAGGAATATTATTATGTATCGTTGGTATTTTACCATTTATAAGATATTTTTTTGCTGGTTTCTTGATAGAAGGTGGTTCAATGCTTGCTGATAATATTTTCGGTGAATAATATTTAAATACAAATTGATAATTATATTAAATATGAAAATTGAAGAAGATATAAAATTAGATTTTACAGATGTTTTAATCAGACCAAAGCGATCAACACTATCTTCAAGAAATGATATCGTATTAGAAAGAGAATTTAAATTTCCACACACAAAACATGTTTTAAAATGTATCCCAATTATTGCTAGTAATATGGATACTATAGGCACTGTTCCTATGTATAATAAGTTGAAAGAATATAATATGATTACATGTTTTAATAAATTTTTAGATATAGATGAATATCCTGATAATGATAGAAATAATTATATTGTATCAATTGGTATTAGAGATGAAGATTTTGATAAATTAGAATTATTATATAAAAATTTCCCAGAAAAATGTAATATGATTTGTGTCGATGTAGCCAATGGATATATTAAAAGATTAGTAGAATTTTGTAATAAAGTTAGAGAAGTAGTTCCAGATTGCATATTGGTTGCTGGCAATGTAGTTAGTAGAGAAATGACAGAAGAATTAATTATAAATGGCAGAGTCGATATAGTTAAGGTCGGTATTGGTAATGGTTCAGTGTGTACAACAAGAATTCAAACTGGTGTAGGAATACCGCAACTATCTGCTATTATTGAGTGTGCCGATGCTGCACATGGATGTGGAGGTCATATAATATGTGATGGCGGTATAACATGTCCAGGAGACGCGAGTAAAGCATTTGGTGCTGGCGCCGACTTCGTTATGATAGGTAGTTTATTTGCAGGTCATGACGAATCGGGTGGGGAATTCCTCGAAGAAAATGGTAAACAATATAAAGTATATTATGGTATGTCTTCAGATACAGCAATGAATAAACATTATGGAGGTGTAAATAAATATAGATCATCTGAAGGAAAAACAGTTAAAGTACCATATAAAGGTCCTGTTGAAAATACTGTAGATGATTTATTGGGGGGTATTCGGAGCACGTGTACCTACGTGAATGCTCGTAAGTTAAAAGATTTATCAAAATGCACAACATTCATCCGAGTAAATAATCAGGTAAATAAGTTATACAAATAATTTTTTAATATATATATTATAATATATTAATGGTTGGTGGATTATTACAACTGGTTGCTAAAGGAGCACAAGATATATATTTAACTGGTAATCCACAAATTACTTTTTTTAAAATAGTTTATAGAAGATACACTAATTTTTCTATAGAATCTATATTGCAAACTTTTAAAAATGAGGCAGTGGGAGGAGGAATTACTTCTTGTACTATAGCAAGGAAGGGAGATTTAATACATAAAATGTATATTCAACAGAATATACCAACGAATGCTTCTTTGAATGGTTCCCTTGTTAATTATGGATATGATTATATTAAAGAAGTTACACTTAGGATAGGATCACAAGTAATAGATACACATACTAATAATTGGTTGGAAACTTATGCTGAATTGACACAACCTAATGAATATGGTAATTTTACATCAGCACATAATGCTTTATTTATGAATTCAGCACCTAATATTGGAATGGGTCATACAACAGGGAATAATGTTTCACACACTGCTACCAAATTTCAATCTATGACTATGGCCGGTGGTGTAGGGAAATATGAATTTTTACCGTGGCATGATGGCACGAACTATAATGCTAGTTCTACTGACGACGGGGCGGAAGATGCCACCTCACCCCGCGGGCGCGCGGCTGCACCTTACAGTGCCTTAATGAGAAATACAAAATTAATACCTGATTTTCAGGTGAACAAGGCATTCACCGCGAAAAATATTAACGCATCTTCAGTAAATGATTATGGAGATTATTTATTGGAAAATAGATATCATTATATTTATACACCATTACAGTTCTGGTTTTGTAGGAATATTGGGTTATCATTACCTTTGATAGCATTACAATATGATGAAGTTTCTGTAAATATTAGATTTAAAACATTTATAACTAAGAATACTAACCCCGAATTATATGTTGATTATATATTTTTAGATACCGACGAAAGAAGAAGATTTGCACAAATATCCCATGAATATTTAATAGAACAAGTCCAAACGAAAAAAGATCTAACTGGTGAAAATAATAGATTAACATTCAATAATCAAGTAAAAGAATTAATATGGGTTAGCGGTCCTGGTTCTGATGCAAATTATCCAAAAGCATTAATTGGTCAATGGCGAATACAAATAAATGGATATGATAGATTTGGTTCCAGAGATATTTCATATTTTACAAAACAACAAATTAATGATTATCATACCGGATATGGAGGCGTTACAAAGAAAAATTCAATCGCAGTATATTCATTCGCATTAAACCCAGAAGATCATCAACCTTCCGGATCAATAAATCTATCTACTATAAATAATTTTTATTTAATATGTGAAGCAAGAGACGGTGACGAACAGGTGGAGAAACAACATTTTACAGTTTATGCTGTAAATTATAATGTTTTGAGAGTTTTATCAGGACAAGCTAAATTAGGATATGTTAATTAAATTTGATTATTATATTCTTTTATTTTAAAAATGTCTTTGAAATTAATAGTCGGATGTATGTATTCAGGGAAAACAACAGAAATTCTAAGAATAGTAAATTCACTAAAACATATAAATGAAATACCAGTTATTATTAAACCTATTTTAGATAATAGATATTCTAATGATAAAATATCTACACACAATAAAAATGAATATGAATGTATTACATTAAATGAATTATCTGAATTTAAAGGTATTGCTAATTATATTATCATAGAAGAAGCACAATTTTTCAAGGATTTATATTTATTTGTAATTCAACAAGTTGAAATTAATAATAAGAATATTATAGTTGTTGGATTAGATGGCGATTCTGATAGAGAAAATTTCGGTGAAATACATAAATTATTACCAATTTGCGATGATATAGTTAAATTAAAAGCATATTGTTCAATATGTAAAGACGGGACACCTGGTATATTTTCAAAAAGAATTAATAAAAATAAGGATAAAGTATTTGTCGGATCTTTTAATGATTATATTTCCGTGTGTCGTAAATGTTATTTAGGAAATTAGTAGGTTTTGTTTATTATTTGTTTTTTTTCTATGTTATATTATAAATAATATGGGAGGAGGATTAATGCAATTAGCAGCGTATGGTGCTCAAGACGTCTACCTTACGGGTAATCCTCAAATCACTTTCTTTAAAGTCGCATATCGCAGACACACTAACTTTTCAATGGAACATATTAGACAAGCTTTCAAGGGGGATGTCGGGGCAGGGAAGAGAGTTGTTGCTACATTAGCAAGAAATGGTGATTTAGTTCATGATTGTTTTTTGAAAATGAATATTGCAGACATACAAGCGACCGGTAATAATCCGGGTCATAATGTGTTAGATTACATTGAATGTGAAATTGGCGGTCAAAAAATTGATAAACACTATGGACACTGGATGGAAGCACATGCAGAATTGACCGAACTGCCTGGACAAGGAGTGTCTGTTAACAGTTTGACCAGAAACAACGCCGGTGCCTTCGGCTTCGACGACTCGGGCTGGGGGAGCGCAGGGGCCGGGGTGCCGCCTGTTCAGAGTGCATTTCAATTACTGGCGGCTGCCGGGGGGGTGATGGCCGAGGACCCTACAGACTACGATGAGGAAGACGAAGGCGGGAATGTTGTTGCGCCAGCCCCCGCCCAAAAGGTAATTGCGATGGTACCACTAAGGTTTTGGTTTTGTCGGCATGTTGGTTTATCTTTACCGTTGATTGCTCTTCAATATCATGAAGTTAATATTATTGTTCAATTTGCTAATGGCGAAGGCGCGAAAAACCTTATTTCAACTGGA